CCTTAGTTGGAACGAATGGCAGCCAGAAACTGCCGGGAATCACTGGGATACGACACCGCCGCAGCCACCGGGGGAGAGACAGCCGGACGCCCCGCCCGTTGCGTCACCGGCCACGATTCGAGCAACGCCGCCCGCTTGTTGGCCTCGACAGCCAAGAGGGCCTTGAGTCGCTCAGGGGTGACTTCTCGGCCAGACGACTCCAGCAACTGCCGGGCGTCGTGGTCCGCCTTGACGATCGCGAACCCCTCCATGAGGGCGTCGAGCTTGCTCATGATCGGGGCCAACGATTCGGCCACCGCCTTTTTCACGTCGGGCATCTCTTCCTGCTCTTCCATCTCGGGCTCGGGCATTTCGCCAGCGGGGGCCGCGTCGGACTGCAGCATCTCCTGCGCCTTGAGGATCGCCGCGATGCGTTTCATCTTCGCCGCTCGGTCACCGTCACCGGCCAGCACTTCGGACACCATCGCGCCGAAGTAGTCTTCGTTTTCTTTGACGGGCAGATCGGCATATTCGCCCATCCCCTCGGCCGTGAGGATCTTCTCCTCACCGGCAGCCATCGCCGCTTCTCGAATCGTCATGCGTTGCTTCTCGCTTTCAAAAAGCCCCGCATTGGTGGCGGGAGTCTGGACTAGATCAATCGAGTGAACCCGCTCGACGGTCTCCACAATCACCCGCTGGCCATCCATGCGGACGGTTCCCTCGGCGTGATGCGACAAGCCGATACGGTTCGGGTTGCGCTCTGCTGCCTCAGCGACAAGCTCGGCTTGGGGATGTGACTTGAGGTAGTGCAGATCGCCATACACCGCGCCCTGCTCCTGCCGGACATTCCGAATCCAGCCGAACGCCTCGGCGAGTGGTCGATCTTTCCGCTCGGTTGCGGGGTGATCCACATTGACGGGAGCACCCTCGTACAGTCGGGCAGCCTCTGCCATCGCACGCGGGCTGTAACGCCTGCCGTTGCGGCTGTCCTGCCCAAGGATGCGTACCCCCTCGATCAGACCGGCTTCACGGTCAACTCGTCGGGGGGCAATCGTCGTCTGTTCGGTGAGTCGCATATCCCGATTGTCACCGACTGCCACTCCCCCGCAATATCTGCCCCAACAAAATGGGGCGTTCATACAAAACGCACCCTCGGGCAAATTTACCCGAGGGTCATGGAACCCGAATCTTCCGGGCTGCGGGCTCGGCCTTGGTCTCCAAATAGCACCGGCAATTCGGGTGCGCCGGCGGCCCGCCATTCTTGACGACTTCTGCCGATGCCCGCACACCGCCCGGGGCGACGAGGTTATCCAACACCAGCCCCCACAGATCAGGAACCTTCCCGTGTAGTGGCCGACAGACGGGACAGACCTTGCCGTCCTTCTCCGTGATCCACCGCGTCACGAGGTTGTAACCTGCGGGCTCGATCACGATTGCCGTCGCGTTGGTCCCCTCAGTCTGTGCCAGCGTCGTAGTCGTGGCTGCGGTCACTGCGTCACGATCCGGGCCGAGTGCCGACACCAGCACCCCCTCGACGTCCGCTGCCGTCCCTGTGCGGATCAGGTCACCCGATGCTGTGACGACCTCTTTCGCCGACTGCATTGACGATCTGGCAGACTCTGCTGCGATCGCCTGCGCCTTGATCAGTGCCTGTCGATATGCCTGCGTCCGGGTCGCGTCGCTCGGCTGTTGCCCGGCCGGTAGCAGTTCCTCCACGTGCTGATTGAGGGTGGCCAAGATGATCGCGAGAAGGATCAACGTGAGTTCCCGTCGCCGCTCCTCCTCCCAGCGGTTCCAATCGGCTTCGCTCACGTTGCGGATGTCCGGGGGATTGCCCAGCATCTCCCGCAGTTCCCGCCGCTGACGTGACGTGAGGCGAGACAGTCGCTTCGAGAAGTCGGCTTCCACGCCCATCCGGTTTGCCAATTCGCTCACTTCTTGCCGTCCTTCGCCTTGGCAAGTGCGATGGCTACCGCCTGCTTAGGTGGCTTGCCCGCTGCAATCTCGGTCTTGATGTTCGCGGCCACAGCTTTTGCACCCTTGCCCGGCTTCAGTGGCATGGCTCATGTTCTCCAAGATCGCCCGCGCTTCGGGCATGGTTGCGACACTCTCCAACGCCGCCACGACAGCAGCGTCTAGGCTCGACTCCCGCACATTCCCGACGATCCCCGCTGCCCAGTCAACGCCACTGGTGCCGCCCCAGCCCAACCACGCGACGTGACCGGCATCCCGCCACGGCTCGTTTTCGAACTCAGGAGCAACGTCCGCGTTCTTCCTGTGCCTCGCAAACGCCGCCATCCGCCCGACGGTCTCACGTGACAGATTCTCCCCGCTCGCTAGTTGATTGGCCCGGGTCCATCCGACCTGTGTCATCCCGGCCACCGCGTCCCCGTGCTCGTCCCTCCACTTCAGCACCCGGCGGGCGTTGTTGCGGGCTGCTTCTGGAGGGCTGTAGCTGTCCTCGGCTTCCCTGACCGGCATGATCGACGGGGCCGGCGCTTGGGTCGGTCCCTCCTCCGCTCGATTGCGTTGCTCTTCCTCCCAATCCAGCCCCATCTGACGGGCTGCAGTCCGCTTGGAGACGACGCCCATGCCCAATTGGATCTGGGAGACGTCCGCCAGTTCCCGGGCGTTCCTGGAGGCGACAGAGGGCTTCTGCACGGCAATGTCTACGATGGCCTCGATCTCTGGCCACGGCCGGGCAGTCAACAAGCCCCGGTCGTGTTCGAATCGCAGCACCTTCCAGAGAAGGGCGGTGAACTCGCGGGCGTAGAACGACTGATCGGCCTCGCGGGCTTTGACAAACGGGGATTCGGCCACCAACGTCGACGCATAGTTGGCGTTACTCGCATCGCCGGACACCATGTATTCCGGCATTGCCCATCGCGTCCCGACGATCCGCAGCACGTACTGCGAGACTTCGAGGAAGCCGCTGTTTCGTTCGGCTCCCATCGGCCCCGGCTTGTAGACCAGCCCTGGCGACGGCTTCAGGATCGTACCCGGCTTGTACCGCTGGACGTTCTGCGTCTTCTGTCCACCTCCGACCACCTGCCGCCCGTACTGTGCCACGGCATCCGACGCCCCGAGGGTCTGAATGCTGGCCTGTGACGTCCCCGGGGGGGCCTCCAAGATCCACGCAATCGCAGCCTGAAGCGCCGCACCTTCTGCCATGTTCCGCCGCAACTTCGCCTCTCGGCTGATCTCCTCGACCACCAAGAACGTGTCAGAAACGCCCCGCTTGGCATTCCGGCTCACGTTGCGTTTGACGTGCAGCATCCGCCGCGACGGGATGTAGTCCCAGTCCAGCCCGCCGTCATCCCGCGACAGGTGATACCCGAGGGCTTCGGCTGGACGATTGGCCGGGGACCGCACACCGTAGGACCACGAGGTAACACCCTCGAAGTCACTCAGCCAATCCTCTAGCTGCCGAGTGTTGCCGGGCTCGCGGATCTGGTCCGGCTCGACCATGCACAACGTTGGGCGTCCGTTCGTGCCCAACTCCAAGTAGCCGAACGCCTCACCATCCTCGCGGCTGCGGTGATGCAACTCCCGATCGAGGGAGCCCACCATGTCCACATCATCCACGAACCGATCGATCACCCGCTGGCACAGCTCGACCAACTGCGGATCGGCACCCTGTGCGGTGAACTCGAACCCTGGCCCGAAAGTGTATTCCGCCAGCCGGTCCAAAGCAGCAGTCGCGACGGGCGTCAACAACGACAGGTTACGCGCCGCCCCCCGGATGTAGGCTAGGTCTACCTCGCTGTCATAGTACGGCTTGAACCGCCCATCGCTGCGATCGGTGACGCTCGTGAACGGGTTGACCGCCGTCGGATACCCGAACGTCGGGTCATCGTACAGGTAGCCCCTCCGGTCGATCGTCTCGGGGACAAACGCCTCCAGCAGTGCCTGAATCGCTTCGCTCATTGTCTCGCCTCGTTCGCTTAGTCTTCCGCCCACACCGCAGACACTCGCGGTATTCCACCCGTCCCCACGATGACCGCACCCGCATTGGATGCCCGCAGACACACCACACGATCAGACTACGATACCGGCCCAGAGTCATGGAGTGTATGCCAGTTCCTCCGAGTCGTATTCCGTTGCCGCGATCCCGTTCAGCGTCCGCACCGCCATCTCAAGCGCGTCCGGCCCGTCGTCATGGTCGCCACGAGGGAACTCCCCGAGTTGATCGAGCAGCAGCCGGGAGCCCGGGGCATCGCTGAACCGGAACATGTCCGCCGCCAGCAGAGGGCCGAGGGACGATAGCCGTAGGATCTTGTTCCCGGTGTTGATCACTGTTTGCAGGGGCAGCATGATCCCGTGAGACATGGCCGCACTCTGGAACGACTCGCCCAACACACGCTGGAAGCCGTTCCCCTCCAAGACCATCAGGTTCGCCTTGTGCCGGGCGTACATCCCCACGGCATCCGCTGCAATCTCGGTCTCGCTCCTCCGCCTGATGTCCGCATCGACCCACAGCCGACCGCTGGCCCTGCCCACGAAGACGATGGCCGAGAAGTCGCCCTTGCGGTCATCGGCACCGAGGGACGGATCAACCGCCACCACGCCGAACTCAAACGCATCGGGCCACCTGGCAGCCGTGACCTTGTCCCCCAGGTATTGACCCCACTTGCTCTCCCCCCACTTGCCCGGGCGTTGTTGGAACATGGAACGCCACCAGTATTCCGACCGCTCCCGCCGCATCTGCTCCAGCCGTGCCACGGGATACCGCTCGGGCCAGAGGGCTTCCCCCGGCTGTCGGCCCAGCACGTCGCCCGGCTCGGCCAGCGCCGGCAGTGTCAGCCTGCGGATCTGTCCCCCGCCCTTCAGCAGCCGCCCGAAGATGTCGTCCTCGTGCCAGCGGGTCATGATCCCGATCACGACGCCCCCCGGCTCCAATCGCGTGCTTGCCGTCGACTGCCACCAGTCCCAATGGTTCTCGCGGGTGGTCGCTGATAGGGCTTCCTCCGCGTTCTTCACCGGGTCGTCAATGATCAGGAGATGTGCTCCCCGCCCGGTCATCGGACCGCCCACACCTGCCGTGGACATGCCACCGCCTGCGGTTGTGCTCCAGTCATCCGCCGCCGAGTTGTCCCCCGACAAGCCCCGACCGAACACCGGACACGCCGACTCCACGAACACCTGCCTGGCCTTGCGTCCCCACGATCTCGCAAAGGTCGCCTCATACGCTGCCAGCATGACCCGCCGATCTGGCCACACCCCGAGATACCACGCGGGGAGGAACTTGCTCACAAGCTCACTCTTCCCATGCCGGGGTGGAGCCTCGATCAACAGGATAGGCTCGCTCCTGCCGGTGATCGTGTCGCAGATGGCTTCGGAGATTGTCGCGACATGCCGAGGCAGCAAGAACCGCCCGTCAGTTGCCGCTCGGGCGAACAGTGCCGGTGTCAGACACTGCCTCGCCCTGTGCCCATCGGACATATCCCGGCTCCTGGAGCATTGCCGCCACCGTATCCGCCGTCCCGCTGACGTTCACCTGCACCGCAGCGGGTATCGCTGGCTCGTTTTGGCCGTGCATCGCCACGACCACTTTCGCCGCGTTGACCCTCGCCCGTACTTCCTCGTTGCGATCCAAGGCCACCCGCAGAAGGGCAGCCGGAAGAACGGTCATCGCCTCATCGGGAATCACCCAGCCTTTCCGCACAGCCGACGCGATCAGCCGCAGATCCTTCCCCGGTGTCCGAGGGTCG